TTCTTTGCTTGATACTTCATGTAGACGGTGTCCATCGCGATTATGTGATGGTGCATCGCCTCTTGCTGTTCTTCATCAAGTCCCTTCACCATGCAATACTGTTCGATAGCGAGCCAAGGTATCGGACCAATGCTCCAGCCCATTTGACGCGAGGAAGTGAGTTCCATGAACCCTATGTAGTATAGTTCAAGCCCCGGCATAATGCTAGGGGCATTTTCTATACGACTAGGTATAGGCTGGCCGCTTTTCGTGGCCTGCTCAATGATCTGTTGCTCAACTTGCCCGTGCTGAAGTTGATACTCCAGCACGGCAGTTAGTTTCCCGAGTCTTCCTCGATTTCGGCCTTGCGAAAGTTGGAAATCGCGTTGGCCTGTTCCTGCACGTCGATGAAGAGGTTGGGCAGGGCCTCGAAGACTTTCTGCACTTCTTCTTTGTTGAACGGCAGGACTTCACCGTCGCGACCTTCAATTCCTGGCTTCCAGCCAGCGTCGCCCTTCACCTGCCAGTCGAGAACGATCGTCTTGGCATAGATGTCAGACATGATCGCCATGGAGCGCTCGTTGGAGACTGCTCCGGCCTGCATGGCCCGACGGATCGGCTTCAGAGCCTTTTCGGCATAGCGGACATACTTCTTGTTGCCCTGACCAGCCGATGCGATCTTCACGCGGAAGTCGCCATAGTCAAGCCAGATTCCAGCGTTCTCGAGATCCTCATCGGTCTCGAAAATGTCATACATTCCCATCCGTATTCTCCTGTTTTAGGTGTGGTAGACGCCGCGCTTACGCGGCGTCCGGGACGTAGTGGAAGTAGGTCAGCAGCAGAGTGTGATCAAGGTCGGTGCTGATATCCTGACCAGAAGCAGCGTCCGTGTTGAGCGGAAGCATGATTGGCTGGTCAATTTCGACCTTGAGACGCCCATCGCCCAAGGAGATCAACGGAATGTCATAGATGAGAGCCGTGTTGTCCTTGACGAAACTGATGTCGAGGGTGACGCTGGCGTTGTTGCGAACGGCCTGCGTTGCCGAGACGTTGGCAAAGTAGGCAGTCACCGAGCCAGAGACATTGAACGTGCCTGCGGTCACCTCGAAAGCGCCGAGAACACCGACTGCCTTGTTGGGTGTGACGTTGTTGTTGATCGCGATACTTGCTTCCGTGACGTAGGCGAACAGGGCCGAGGGGGCTTCGTCAACATCGGACACGATGCCCAAGCGGCTGCGGCCGACGTCGCTCGAGGTGTTGTATTCCTGAGCGACACGGAAGTCCTGAACGCTGGACTGCTTGGGACCATCAACAGAGAGCCGCTGAGAGTTGTCGGTGGCGATGAAGGTCACGTCGACGTTGGCAAGTTCTGCCTGCGGCACGTTGAGCGTGAATTCATTCGGAACAGCGCCAATCAGCACTTCGGACTGGATTGCATTGGGAGAACCATCATCGGGAGCGCCAAGCGTCCGTTCGACGTTGTAGGTCCGGCGAACGATGAGAGAGCCAGTTTCGTTGCGAAGCACATCACCATAGAACAGGCGAATGGCCTTGCCGATGACACCAGCATCTGCAACCATCGCGGCGTCCGACTTGTCGAACGTGATTGCATCAGCTGTGATCGAGCGAACCCTCTTGAAGCCGTTGTTCGCAGCATTGGTGAACGAGTTGGCACTTGCGTCGCCACCGATGTAGACCCACTGTCCGGGAACGAGGCCCAGTGTGGTGAGGTCTGCGACTGCGGTCGAGGTCAGAGCCGGAAGGTTCCCGGAGACATCGATCACAGCGTCTGCATCAGCGAACTGGAAGCCGACGACCTTGATGTCAGCGCCAGCGGGCGGAGAAGCTTCTGCGACCAGCAAGCCATCAGCAACTTCGACCGAGATACCAGCGACGATTGCCGTGACGACATTCACCGCGTTGTTCGCAGCATTGGCAAAGCCACGACCGATGATCAGGTTGCCGACGATGAAGCCAGTTGTCGATGCGACCTGATATTCGTCGGGGTTGATGGTGTCAAGAGCAACTGCCGTGACGACTTCTTCACCCTTTGCACGAATGTCTGCGAACATGACACCCTGCATGAGATCGGTGAGGTTTTCGAACGTGAGGTTGTGGTTGAAACCGCCAGTCGCGTTCAAGTCAGTCGTAACGCCCTTGCGGCGCTGACGCGACGGATTGATCGGGTTGGGAGCGACGGTGACAACTTCACCACCAAAATCGCTGTAGCTGTTCGGGTTCAACCGATGCCAGACCGGTGTCCCGCCAAGTCCGCCTTCACCGGGAAGCAGGCCAAGCTGAGCTTCCTCAGCATAGGCAAGGCCGGTGATATTGGAGTCGATCTTTTGGACCTGTGCCATTCGTGGCCTCCTTACTTTGTTTCAGTGTATTCGAAATCAACGAGCACATTGGTCTGATAGAAAGTACCATCGCGACCGAGTTCATTGATACGAACGTTACGGAACCAAACTCCATTGGGTGAAGACGCGCCTTCATATGCGTCGGCCACCACCTTAGCCAAAGCATACGCTTCTGACAAGCCGGAACCTGATGGAGTGTTGATCGTGATAATAAGGACGCCAAGCCGCAGGAATGATCTGTTGCCACGTCCACCGAGACTATCTTGCTGACCAGCCGCATGGCGGACAACGACAGTCGCCCACGGCGACATGTCAGTTTCTTTCTGATCACGAATGTCTTCATAGAAGAATTTGTAACCAGTTGGGTCCCACACTGCTTTCAGCTGAGCGAGAACTTCATCATTCGCTTGGGCATAGGTCAGGCTCACCGTCTCACTCCTATAAAACCAAGCAGAGTTGTGTTCGCAGGCTTCAAGGCTTGAGTTGCCTCGATATTGAAATCTATGCCACCATCGCGAACGAATGTGAACTGATGAAGATCGACCTCTCCCTGGAACAGGATATACACATATTCAGAGACAGACAACAGTCCATCGAGTTTGCTTGCATCGCCCAAGGCGGAAAGCCCAAAGATGCGGACAGCATTCGGCAGAAGTTGCATCGCTGGAACATCAAACTTCGTCTCAGGGGCAGGAATAGAGCCATTCCAAGGCTTCGCTGCATCGATAGGCGTCTCGTTCTGACGAACAAGAGTAATTGTCCGACCACCATTGGTGATCAGTTTCTGTGCCTTCGCAGCGAGTTTGGTGTAGTTGATCGCCATTACCTGATGACCCCACCACCTGAGGAAATCAGACCGAGCAGTAGACGATCTGCTGCTGGATATTTCTTGAAGATCTGAACCACGCCGCCGGAGTAGCGCTGCTCACTTTCAATCGGACCCACTTTATCACGGTTGAGGATCAACGAGCCGCCAGTTGCATCGACTTCAGGATCAGGCATCAGAGCGCCAGCCAACGCCCGCTCCGCATATTCTGCGACAGCTTGTTTGAGAGCCACCGGAATTCCAGTGAACACAGTCCTCGGGAATTCGAGAACCTGTTCAGCTTCGTCTAGACCGCCGATCAGTTCGGAATAGTCCCAGACGTGCTTGGGATTGCTCGCTGTGGTGGGAATTGCCGTTGCCAGCACACCCGCCACCAATGCCCGCACAATGACGTCCCCCACCCCAGCAAGGACGTCTGCAGAGGCGCTTGGATGCGCTAGGGTGCCAGTGCCCCCACCCGTGCCAGCAATGGCCCCCGCAAGGGCTCCAGTGGCCTCTCCGATAGTCGTGCCAATGGTAACTTCGTATGCAACCGCTGCGGCGTTACGAAATGTGTAAATGGTGGTCCCGATCGTGATGGTATCACCGTCAACAGGGAGTTCAGTGATCTGAAGAATGTTCGAGGCATAGACAGTGAGATCTTCATACAGCTTCTGCCCGAGGAAGACAGGACCGAATCGACGATCGATATAATCAGTGGCCGCGATGATAGCAGCCTTCTGCGCTTCTTCAGAAGCTGTTTCCCATGCGGTAGCACGATTTCTGCTGGCGAGATAGTTGCCAACGAAACCACGACCAGCATAAGCATTCGCTTCGTAGATACCAGATCCGTCTTCGACGATGAATGTCATGCTAGCCTCTCAGTTATCAGGCTTATCGCCCAAGATGACGTCACAGAAGCATCACCGATGTTAACTCCTTCAGCAATTGCCAAATTGCTTCTTATCAAGGAATGGAAGTTAAAGACGCCGGAACCATCGACTGGAATCAAATTGCTATAGTATAGGTGAGGAATTCCTGTTTCGAAATAGATGCAGACAGCATAGTGCGTTCCAGCCACCAGAATGGGAGCAGTGGGGAATACGAATTCCTGGAGGGTAGTTCCGAGAGAGGCAAAAGCTGACGAAGAAAAGAGAATGTTCTGTATCGTTGCGGTGTTGTCCGGCGATACTTCAAACACGAAGACAGAAACATTTGCAGCATCTGTCCTGAAAGATATTCTCTTAAGTTTACGATTGCTGTTAGGAGAAACCCTGTTGCCCTTCAGTTTGAAATTTGAAACCGAAGCCGCGTCGTCTGGAAAAGTAAAAGTCTGCAGATCAGGATCAGGATCAATCGCGAGTCTTTTGAGACGACGTTTCTTTGCGTAGGAAAGAGCAGCCCTCAGCCTAGCAGACTGAGGTCCTATCATGCGAGGGCTGCGTTCAATGCTCATAGCTTACCTCATCGGGCGTTGGCCCCCACGAGCGGTCTTGCGAGCGAATGCCCGATCGATCGCGGCACGGGGATCCAGTTTCACAAGATCAGTGATCTTCATGCCACCGAGCGCGTCATGCACCGCCTTCGCTTTCGCATTGCGGTTTTCGGCCGAGACTTTGATGTAAGCCTGGATCGCTTGCTGATTGGACATGTCGGGGATCAGAGCCCTGATCCATGTCCGGGCCGTCGCGAGGCTGAGTTTCAGCTTGCGGGACATTTCGTCGACTTCTTTCTGGCGAGCAGCCAGTTCAGCGATCTGTCCGATCAGAAGCTTTTCGACTTCCGGCAGGAGTTCCTTCGGCAGGTCTTTCAGGACCTTGTCAGCGAGTTCCTGCGGGAGCATCGGCTCCATTTCGGAGAAGGCTTTCAGAAGCGAGGTATCGAGAGGGCCAGTTTCCGTCTCGATGACCGGAGGCTGTTCCGGCGCTTTGGTTTCTTCTTCGATGGTCAGGTCTTGGTTCTCACGCGAGAACTTCGGGGCAGCATCGATGATTTCTGCACGGGAGACCTTCTTGCCGACCAGTTCGCTGACGACGTCCGTCTTGGGCGCTCCATCCTGCGTCCACTGTTCGTCATCGAGAGCGTCGAGTTGAACAAGTGCTTCCTTGATATTCATCATATCTACCTCTTAAATTTAGGTTGGGAAGAGTGCCCAAGAGGGCACCCTTCTTAGTCGTCGAGCATCGTCACCAGAACGATTTCGATGATGCCATTGGCCGTGATCACGACAGAGGTATCATCGGTGATGCTGGCTGCGTCGATCAGCAGGTTCAGGTTGATCTCGAGATCGTTGGCCGTATTGTCGAGCACCAGATCGACACCATCGGCGACGGTCTTGATAGGCGAGACTTCGGCAGTCGCAGCGCCGAGCGCGGTGCTGGAGATCAGATCAACGTCTGTGCCAGTGATCGTTGCGTCGGAGGCGGGGGTCGTACCGACACCAAAGTCACCATCGAAAGTGTCGGTCAGATTGGCCGAGATCGGACCAGTGAACTGAACCTGAACAGCGACAGACAGAACCTTGAGGTAGGCTTCGGGCAGACCGCCCAAGGCGACAGAGCCGAACCCGATAGCCACACCGGTCGCGGTGACAGTAATCGCATGATCGATCGGCAGTTTGATCTTGGTGATAGCCTCACGCATGGGGTTCGCATGGGCAAGAGAGCGAGGAAGTCCTTTGGTCATCATGTTTCCTTTCGAAACTGAAGGTTGGAAGAAGGGGGCCGAAGCCCCCTACTCCTTACGCTTCGCGAGTGACCAAGCGAGCGAACTTGATCTGCTTCCGCTCGGGATACCGGCGATCCCACGAACCCGCTTCGTCCAGGTCGCTGTTCGCGGTACCCGTGTTGGCGGGACCGCCCTCACCGGCAGTGCCGATCCAAGCGTGACCAGTCGGGTGCATGGACCACATGACGCGCGAGTACAGCACGTCCTGACCGCCGCCGTTGCCGCCACCAGCTTTCCGCTCGACCTCGGTCGCCACGGGCGGAGTGCCAACGCCAAGCTGAGTCGCGCCAGTGCCGAAAAGCCACGTATCATAGACGGAGCCGGTCCGGGGAAGGCCATCATCGACGATCACTTCACGGCCGAGGAACATCGGAATGTTGATCTCGCCGCGAGCATCAGGGATGAAGTCGATCAGGTTGTTTTTCTGCATCCGGCTGTAGACCACCGAGTGGACAGCAACCGCAACCAGACCTTCCTGCGAGTCGCCCATCGTCTGCGCTGCATCGAGGAACGCTTCGGCCGAGAAGTTGGTCACACCATCGACGAAGCCAGCGCCCGAGATATCGTTGGCATAATCAGCCGTATCGTTGGCCGCGTTGTCAGCGATGACACCGTTCCAGGTCGCGATGAACGCGGCTTGCAGACGACGGGTCCAGTAGGCAGCGACGCGATCAGCAATCGCGTTCATTGGATCGGAGCCGGCCAGAACGGCTGCGAGGTCGGTCGTGGACCACGAGTTGTTCCGGTTCAGGCGAACGGCGATTTCTTTCAGCGAACTGATCTTCAACGGGTTCGGGGGACGAACGACACCAGCGGGCAACGCTGCATCGGCATCAGCGAACGGCACCGAAGTGTCAGTCGAGACACGCTCAGCGTCATTGTCCAGATCGCGCCACGAGGGCACCTGGAACGTCAGACCACCACCAGCGAGCAGAGTGTCGAGCGGCTGGGAGCGGGCGAGCAGACCAGATTGAACCAGACGAGACTTTTCCTCCGTCAGGTTCTGCATGTAAGGAGTGAAGACTTCGGGGACGATGACGTCGCTCACCCGAGTCGCGGGTCCTGCGGCCATTTGATTTCCTTTCGTGGTGCTGGGAAAGCGAACCCATGTTCGCGGATTTGGGCTGATGACCCACGTCATCGAGAACTGAGGTAAGCTAACTCAAACCGGAGGGATTTGCAACAGGGTTTTAGTTAAGAAAGCGCCCCGAGAGTTAAACTCAATCGGGGCGCTTTGGCTGTTAGTATCAGCCGAGGTAAGCCTGCGGTCGGCTACCACACCCCGCAAGCGTGCCCCTTGTATAGCGTGCCCCCTTGCGGGGAGCAAGCCTATTTTCTCACGGCCGGAGGATGTGTTGCTCCGATTACCGAGCCGGTAGCTTTCGCAGCCTCTTGGGCTTTCGCCATGCCATGCTCGCGGACATACTGTCCCTGCTTGGTCATGTTCCAGCCCTTGGCAGACCACGGGTTATCACCGTTGTCACCGCCGAAGCCACCGCCACCAGCACCACCACCAGCCGAAGCAGGCCACCAGTGAGGACGCAGCTTCTGCATGTCCTTCATGAAGCCCTTGATGTCGGTTCCGGGCGTCACACCCTTGGCATCAGCCTTCACGATGAACTCTCCAGTCGTGACGTCGCGCTCGAGATACGCAGCAGCCACCATCTCCACATCGGGGATCGCAGTGCTGAGCACCTTCATTTCCGTAGCCACAGAACGAATGACATCGTTCATGTCACGGCGCTGGATGCTCTCATGAAGAGTATCACGCTCTTGCGCAAGAGTATCACGTTCGACCGTCAGGTCACGGAGTTGCCGTTCCAGAGGAGCGGTCTTCTGCCCAAGGCGAGCATCGATGATCTTCTGCATCGCCTCTTCGTCGAGTTTTCCGCCAGCAGCGGCTTCCAACTCGGCGATCCGGTCCAGCTTTGACTGAACCTCGTCCGGCTTCAGCGAACCCCACGCCCTGAGCGAGGTTTTCACAGCATTGTGATCTTCCCGTTCTTTGCGGAGGGCCTCCTGGACGTTGGCGATGTCCTGTTGCGTCTTCATGCCGTTGATGTGCGTGAGGACTGCCTTGCCGTCTTTCTCCGTGTAAAGACCACGGAACGCTTCGGGCACTGCATCGAGTTTGTCGTAAACAAGTTCGAGCGGATCCATATCCGTTCTCCATCTAAAGTCAAGATCACCTTGACTGGTTATGTTAACCGAGCAGTGAGCCCAGCGCGAAACAACCT